GATGTTCAGCATACTATTTTATCTACTATTAGTGCGAACAAAACCTTGATGGATTGGAAACACAAATTAAAAGTGACCATTCTTAAAAAAATCAAGGAGAGAGATATATTTTCGTGTATTCCAGAATCTGAAACCATACAATCTGTAATTAATCGTCTATGTCCATCTGTATGCGATTCGAGAGAAAAGGCGAAGTATTTTCTAACTGTATTGGGTGATGTTTTGATGAAAAAATGTAACCTGATTTATTTCTTACATAACAAAACAAAGCCATTTCTCAAAGAACTAAGTCATTTATCGTGTATGTTATTTGGTACGCCCAATTTGTTGAATATTTTCAAATTTAAATATTACGAGCATAATTTTACAGAATGTAGACTTGTAGATGTTCAACCTGCTACTCATTTAGATACGTGGAATACATACCTAAAACAAGAAAATGCCTTGGATTTATTTTGCGTTGCTGCACACTATTCCAATAGATACGAATGTGCTGATAATTTTTTACAGGAACATTGTAATGATGTTGCGTTAAAGACGTATGCCATGTATCTTAAAAATAATAACGAGAAGCAGATAATTAATCATTTTTGTGAAAAGAGTATTGAACACAGTGACGACTGTTCCATATCATGGAAAAACATACAATATCTTTGGAAACAATTTATTGAAACAGAGAAATTACCCAATGTATTTTTTACGACAATTTTGAAGACACGATTAATAGACAAAATCAAGTACGATGGCCACAAAGATGTTTTTTTGGATTGTACGAGCAAGCTATTACCTATTGTAAGTAAATTTATTCAGTTTTGGAATGAAAATATTGAAAGCAATGTGGATGATATAGATAATAATACGGATAATAATAATATAGATAACAGTAGTAGCATTATCAGTGATAATGATAACGAAGAATTAGAAATAGATGAGCTATGTTCTCTATTTACGTATCATATGAAAACTAATATTAACGAAAAAACTATTTTAGATTTAATCAAACATTATTATCCAGATACATATATTGAAGATGAAAAATATATACTACATACTAGATGTAAACTATGGAATAAGAAGCAAGATATTATTACTTCCCTTAAAAAATATAAACTCCGTAGCCCAAATGTAGAAATATATACAGAAGAAGTCCCGATTAATGAATTATATCAGTTTTATTGTGGAAGTAAAAATAAATTTATAGTTAGTAAGCGATATTTTGAAAAGTTTATCAAGGAAGAATCGCAATTGTATATAATCGAAGACAACTTTATCAAGGTAGAATCTTTCAGTAACATTTGATAATATCTTACATGGTAAATATATGTGCGACGTCATGAACATCTAAATAAATACTTGAGAACATCCTTCAAAAATGTCTAAATGTAGTATTGATAGTAATATGCCTAAATAAATAAGGAATGAATTATTTATTTAGTTGTAATAAATTGATTTTGAGTAGATATATTTACTTTCTACGAGAACCTCTTCTCTTTTTAGTTCCTTGCTTCTTTCCCTTCTTGGTGACTGTTCCAAATACACCACTTCCCTTGGGTTGAAGATGACCGGCCAAATGCTTTTGGGATTTAGCAATGGCGCTCTTCCTCTTGGATACAATTCTTCCGCGATGCATTATTAAATCAGCCTTTTTTAAACCACCTGCCGTTTTGTATGCGGTTCCATGCCATACTTGAGCACGCGAACCTTCTAATAATTCATATGTATGACCACCAATGTGATATTTGCCGTCAGCTGCTTTATCATGTCTCTTTACCATTATAAAAGAGAGAGAGAAAAAAATATATTTCTAAATTATCAACGCACGCTTAAAAAGTATTTTTTGGCGATTGTCCATAGCCAACCGGACCTCCTGCTCTCTGACCATATTCATTTACACCTACATATTCACGTGTCCATGTAGCATTTCTTAAATAAGGCTGAACTTTAATTAAGGTGCTTACTCTTTGAGCTAACGTTGAACCTTGTATGATTACATTTCCACTCGAAAAATTAGTCTTATTAGTTATATTACATTTGGCAAATCTTGAATTACATATTTGAATCGGACCAGGACCTGACGGATTATACGGTGCTGGTGCTGGTGCTGGTGCTGGTTGAATGATTTCTATAGTAACTGTTCCTGAACCATAAAATGATGACAATGTTCCACCCCCTGTTGGAATCGGTGGACTAGCACCAGCACTATTCAAAGTATTAACTGTAGATAACGTCAATGATACATTTGTTAGAGAAGTACACGATAAGAAAGCATCTGTGCCAATACTAGTGACAGCTGGCGGTATAATTATTGACAATAAATCAGCGCCAAAGAAAGCAGCTGAGCCAATGCTAGTAACACTATTCGGCAATGTTATTGATGTTATAGCTGTACCCTGGAATACATTATTACCTATAGTCAATAAATTGTCATTTGAATCAAATGTAATTGTCGCCAATTGAACGCACCCGGCAAATAATGAAAACCCCAAATTAGTTATTAATGGAGGAATGTTAATCGTGGTCAAAGATGGTGAACTTCCAAAGACAATTTCACCAATTAAGGTAACACTTGGTGGTATAACTATATTCGTCAAATTTTGAGCAAAATAGAACGCTCCATATCCAAGTGTGGAAACTGTATTAGGTACCACATAAGTGGTTAATGTGTTACCTATTGGATATTGATATAGCACTGCTTTATTTATGTTGAATAAAACACCATTGCTATCAGACGAATAATCCGCATTAGCAGGTTCTACAATTATAGACTGTAAGCTTGTACATAGAGAGAAGGCAGTGACCGTAACAATTGAGGTCACACTAGATGGAATTGTTACTGTGGTTAAACTATTACATTCTTGGAAAGCACTGTTGCCAATCGTAGTAAGTATGGAGGTTGGTTCGAATGTTACTTCGAACAAGCTTGTCTCACCATTAAATGCCTGAGCTCCGATGGTTGTAACTGATGTACCAATATTAGCTTTGGTTAATGATTGACCAGAAGGAATAACATAAGAACTAGATGTTATTGTTGTATCATTCGTAGTAGACTGACTATTGTCGCTATATGTAAATACGGTAGCCATAATATTATTACTATTATTATATAAATAGATATTTATCTAACTATTATTCTTCCAGTATATGACCACTCGAATAATAAGATTTACAAATACCAATGATTAACAATAAAAATTGAAACATTTAAAATGATATAAATATATGATACACATTATAGTAATTATGACGGAGCAGTCTACCCTTTCTAAATATCAGAAGTTAACGGATAAGGAGCATATCCTAAAAAAGCCAGATACATATATCGGTTCCATTGAAAATACTGACCATGAAGATTATATTTTCAACGACGACAAAATTGTATCCAAGGAATTCCAGTACATTCCTGGACTTTATAAATTGTTTGATGAAGGTATCGTAAATTGTCGTGACCATGTCATTCGTCAAGCACAGGCAGTAAAAGATAAGATTGAGAACGCGCTACCGGTATCCAATATTGAGATTACGATTGACGCGGATGGCACGATTCATATGTATAACGATGGAAACGGTATTGACGTAGCCGAACATCCTGAATACAAAATTTGGATTCCAGAGATGATTTTCGGTCATTTGAGAACATCCACCAATTATGACGAAAAGAAAAAGGAGAAGATTGTTGGTGGAAAGAATGGTTTCGGATTCAAGCTAGTATTAATTTGGTCGACGTGGGGAAAAGTCGAAACAATAGACCACGTCAGAGGACTAAAATATGTCCAAGAGTTTAAAAATAATCTAAATGAAATTGGAAAACCATCTATTACTAAATGTAAGACGAAGCCATATACTCGTGTTTCTTTCAAGCCAGATTATCAGAGACTAGGTATTGAAGGACTAACAGAAGATATGCTGGCGCTTTTCAAGAAGCGTGTATATGATGTATCCGCTATTACAGACAAAACAATCAAGGTAAAGTTCAATGGTGATGTCGTCCCTTGTAAAAATTTCGAACAATACATTGATTTATATGTGGGTTCGAAAGTGGATACAAAGCGTGTACACGAGTTGGCAAATGACCGTTGGGAATATGCCGTTTGTTTGGCCCCTAAGGATGAATTCCAACAAGTTAGTTTCGTTAATGGTATTTGTACTTCAAAAGGTGGCAAACACGTAGAGTATATTATGAACCAAATTATTCGCAAATTATGTATCTATATCAAAGCCAAGAAGAAGGTAGATGTGAAACCAAATACAATCAAGGAACAATTGTTGTTATTCTTGCGATGTGATATTGAAAATCCATCATTTAACAGTCAAACCAAGGACGAATTGGGAACTGCCGCTAGTTCATTTGGTTCGTCTTGTTCAGTAAGCGATGGATTTATTGAAAAGATTGCCAAGATGGGTGTTATGAATGCCGCTTGCGCACTTACTGAGGTAAAGGAAAACAAGGCCGCCAAGAAGACGGATGGCACAAAGAGCAAGAGCATTCGTGGTATCCCCAAACTCATTGATGCGAATTTCGCAGGTACTGCCAAGTCTGGACAATGTACGCTCATTTTATGTGAGGGAGATTCGGCCAAGGCGGGTATTGTTTCAGGACTTTCAAAAGACGATAGAAATACAATTGGTGTTTATCCAATGAAGGGGAAGATTTTCAATACAAGAGGGGAAACATTAAAACGCATTAGTGAGAATAAGGAAATTATTGAGATGAAACAGATATTGGGCTTAGAATCTGGTAAAAAATACACAAAGGAAACTGCTTTGAGCACGTTGCGATATAATTCGGTGTTGTTTATGACTGACCAAGATTTGGATGGGTCCCATATCAAAGGTCTAGGACTAAATTTGTTTCAAGACCAATGGAACTCCCTATCTACATTAGAGAATTTCGTAGGATTTATGAATACGCCCATTTTGAAGGCAAAGAAAAACGGACAAGAACGGTTGTTTTATAATGATGGTGAATATAATAAATGGAAGACTGAGAATGATACAAAGGGATGGACAGTCAAGTATTACAAGGGTCTTGGTACCAGTACTGGTAAAGAATTCAAAGAATATTTTGCGAATAAAAAGATTGTGTATTTTAGTCATGAGGGAGCAATCAGTGATAATGTAGTGGATATGGTGTTCAATAAGAAGCGTGCCGACGAGCGAAAAGAATGGTTGACAAATTATGATAGAAATAGTTATTTAGATACAAATGATAACAAGGTAAGTTACACCGACTTTGTAAACAAGGAACTCATTCACTTTTCCAAGTATGATTGTGAACGGTCCATTCCGAATATGATGGACGGACTAAAGATTAGTTTGCGAAAAATTCTATATAGTGCGTTTAAGAAGAACTTGGTGAATGAAATCAAGGTGGCGCAATTTAGTGGTTATGTATCAGAGCAATCTGGTTATCATCATGGTGAAGCCAGTTTAAATGCGGCGATTGTAGGTATGGCACAAGATTATGTTGGAAGTAATAATATTAACCTACTTATGCCGAATGGACAACTAGGGACCAGACTTCAAGGTGGAAAAGATTCAGCGAGTGAAAGATATATCTTTACACAATTGAACCAAATAACTAGATATATTTATAGAAAAGAAGATGACGCGGTTCTAGAATATTTAGAAGATGATGGATTTCCGGTAGAGCCAATGTTTTACGTGCCTATTATTCCTATGATTTTGGTCAATGGAGGCAAAGGTATTGGAACCGGTTTTAGCACGGATATATTGTCCTATTCTGTAGAAAATCTAATTGTCTATTTACAGCGCAAGTTGAAAGGTGAATTGGTCGAAGATGTTGAATTTCGTCCATATTATAGAGGTTTCACAGGAACGTGTCACGAATTTGATGATGGTAAAAAGTATATCGTCAAGGGTACTTATGAAAAATTAAATGATAGAAAGGTGCGCGTCACAGAATTACCCATTGGTCATTGGACCGACGATTTTAAACAACATATTGAAAATTTGATGGAGGCGGATAAAAACAAGAAGAACAAGGCTTTTGTGAAAGATTATAACGATATGAGCACAGATACGACGGTTGATATTGAAATTACGTTTAATGAACCAATTGATGAAAAAACAGACGGAACCAATCTGTATAATAATTTTGAGAAGATGATGAAGTTGTATGCGTCATTAAGCACAACCAATATGCACTTATTCAATGACGAGGAAAAGCTAATGAAATTCGATAGTGAAAAGGAAATCATCGATAGTTATTTCCCGGTTCGTTTGAAGTATTACCAAAAGAGAAAGGATTATATGATTGCTGCTCTTCAAAAGGAGCTAAACTTATTGTCAAATAAAGCAAGATATGTTCAAGACAATTTAGATGGAGAAATTGACTTGAGAAAGAAACGAAAGGAGGATATCTTGGAACTGTTAAAGGGAAAGAATTATGATGTTATTGATGATGATGCTGATTACAAGTATTTGCTTAAAATGCCGATGGATAGTGTAAGTGAAGAAAATGCTGACAGGTTATTAAAGGACCGAGATGGAAAGGAAAAGGAATTAGTTATTATTCAATCGACGAGCATTGAAAATATGTGGTTGAATGAATTGGACGAGTTGAAGCAATATCTGGATACTCCCAAAGCAACCAAGGTAAAGAAGCAAAATAAAAAATAAAAATAAACATAAAAACGTGTTCATATGTATACAAACTATTTCAGGTAATATTTTTATTCAACTGGTTATGTATATTTTTATTCAACTGGTTATGTATATTTTTATTTGATTGGGTACAATTTTATTTGTATTTAGTGAATATGAACTCTTTACATACATACACTGATAGAGAGTATGTAAAGAGCGAATGTTAAACAATACATTATGTAATTTAGAACCAGTGTTTTAATTCCAATGTCTTATTATTAAAGTCAGGTTGTGTAGGTCTGTCGATAGGATTGTACATTGTGCTGGCATCACGCTTATAATTAATATATGCTTGTGCTTCACTGTATGCTTGTTTTACACAATACTCAACTACTAAATCATTTAATTCTTGGAGCTGTTGTGTAATTTGGTTGGGTAAATTAGTAGAACTTTGAAGGAATACACTTCTCATAATTATTTTCAAGGTATCACAATTTTGGTTATCTATAATATATTGCTGGTTGGAAACCTCGTATACACCAGCCCGAATAGCGTTTTGAATGATTTGCATATTATCTTTGCTAAAATAGGCAAGAGACAGGGTAGAATCTTGAAAATTTCCAATCATAGCATCATGAAATGTAGAACATTCGCTATTAACTGGTATTTTATCAAATAAAGAAAACTGATTCATAGTTGGACCTAATATATTTATTCTTCCGTTTGTGCTTGAACAATTCATTATATATACATTAAATATATATTTTTTTCTATTTAATTTATATAATGGACTTTAACTTTCAAAAAATTGTATTAGCAATCGCAATTGTTATATTTATTATTTTAATGATTTTCATTGCTGCCGTATTATATAAGAACAAATATGGTGTAAAATTTCCTCCTACTGTATCACAATGTCCTGATTATTGGATTGATAAACCGGATCAAAATGGTACTGGAGGGATTGACGGTGATGGCAAACAATCATGCACGAATGTTAAAAATTTAGGAAATATTTCCTGCGATAAAACAATGGATTTTACAGGTAGTTTTTGGCAAGGTTCTACCGGTGGTTGTAATAAATACAAGTGGGCCAAATCTTGCGATTTAACATGGGATGGTATTACAAATAATCCTAATTTGTGTACACCTCCATCAACCGTATAGGATATATATATATATATATTTATATTATCAAAATGTAACAAATATTGTAGTTTTGTGTCGAAAGTATACATGATTGATTAAAATTAACATAAAAACAACTTGTATACAAATATATACTATACTCTATCCTATGGATTTAATTGATATAAATACTATGTTAAACCGAAATAAAATGGCGGCACAGATTAAAAATGTATTAACAGAATTTGAAAAGGAAAAACATACTTTAACTACTAAACGTGGCATCTATATATATGGGAATCCAGGAACCGGTAAAACATTATTTATTGAGAAAATATTAAAAGAAATGAATTATGATATAATTAAATATGATGCCGGTGATATTCGTAATAAGTCCATTATTGATACTATTACAAAGCACAATATGTCTGACCGAAATGTTCTCTCTATGCTTCAAAAAAAGGTGAAAAAAATAGTCATAGTAATGGATGAAATAGATGGCATGAATAATGGTGATAAAGGCGGTATAAATCAACTAATCAAACTCATTCGTCCGAAAAAAACGAAGAAGCAAAAATTGGAAGAAATTACATTGAATCCGATTATCTGTATTGGCAATTATCATATTGATAAAAAGATAAAGGAACTTATGAAAGTATGTAACAGCTATGAATTAAAAACTCCAACTAATAAAGAAATAGAATCATTGCTTACGAATTTTATGCCATCTATTGATGTTGTTCTTAAGAAAAATCTATTAGATTACATACAAGGCGATTTACGAAAGTTTGATTCAATCGTAAATATATATAATAAACAGCATGTATTGTTAAAGAATGAAATTATTCAAAATATTTTTCAACCAAAGACATACAACGAAGATAGTAAAAAAATTACTCAAAAACTGATTAATACTAACTTTGAATTAAATAATCATAATAATATTATGAATGAAACAGATAGGACAATTGTTGGGTTATTGTGGCACGAAAATATAATTGATGTTCTAGCAAAGCACCCGGTTGAGCAATCATTTCCGTTTTACAATAAAATATTAGACAATATGTGTTTTGCGGATTATATTGATAGAATAACCTTTCAAAAGCAAATTTGGCAATTTAATGAAATGAGTTCCTTAATTAAAACGTTTTATAACAATAAATTGTATCACGATGAATTTACAAAGAAACCGAAATTTAATCCTACTGAAGTGCGGTTTACAAAGGTGCTAACAAAATATAGCACCGAATACAATAATTATCTTTTTATTCAAAATCTTTGTTTTACCCTTTCAATGGACCAGAAGGATTTGTTTGCGTATTTTCTACATCTACGCGAAGAAAAGACAGAAGAAGATATATATGATATATTCGAAAATTACGAAATTAATAAGCTAGACATTAAGCGTATGTATCGTTATTTAGATAAGCATTGTTTATCTGATAATGTTGATGACGATGATTTGTCTATATTAAGCAATATCTGAATAAATTACATAATAATTTTATTATATAATTTATTTTAATTGACCTGTCGGTGTCCGTTAAAACTGAGCTGCTGGTGGCTCTTGACCTTGACCTGCCGGTGGCTCTTGACCTTGACCTGCCGGTGGCTCTTGACCTTGACCTGCCGGTGGCTCTTGACCTTGACCTGCCTCAGGCTCTTGACCTTGACCTGCCGGTGGCTCTTGACCTTGACCTGCCGGTGGCTCTTGAACTGCCTCAGGCTCTTGACCTTGACCTGCCGGTGGCTCTTGAACTGCCTCAGGCTCTTGCTCTTGAACTGTCTCAGACTCTTGCTCTTGAACTGCCTCAGACTCTTGACCTGCCTCAGGCTCTTGCTCTTGAACTGCCTCAGGCTCTTGCTCTTGAAGTGGTGACGGTGTCTCTACCTTTGCACTATCCCCGTAAAGATTGGCTATTAATGTCTTATTTAAGGTATGTAGTTGGATATTATTACTATATAACGATTGTACCTGGTCTTTCAATTTTGTATTTTCTGTCAATAATTCTTGTATTTGTGATTGGAATTGTTTCATTAAATCAACCGCTTGAAGATTGTTTAAAACTGTGGCTGGTTGACCATCTCGCTGAAGAGTGATTTGTTGGCCATTGCCAGCTTGTGCTAATTGTTGTTCTGCCATTTTTCTACGACCTTCTTCTATTTTTACCATTTGCTGTAAAACATCTGGTTTCATACTTGGTCTTCCCGGACTATAATTTTCAAGTAGGGAGTCAATATTCATATAAAAATCTTTCAAATCTTTCTGTTTTATGAAATTATCAATCGTTTTACTGGATTCTTTTACAAAATTTGGATTTTGGTTTTCTAGCAATTTTCGCTTGTCAAATGTATTCTGTTCGTGTGAAAATACCAAGATTACTTTCATTGGATCTAATTGAACAAATGGGACAGTGTAATCTTTTAAAAACGACTTTTCTTCGGCCAAACACGCATCATCATCATACCGATTTTCAATTAAAGCACGTTTAAATGCGAATGTTCCAGCTGTAGCATGACTCTGTTTATATGGTCCGAATTGGTACATTTTTTGAATATGCTTGAAATAAATATAAATCTCGCTCGAGCCAGCGCACAGCGCACTTGGATTGGCTTGTAATGTCTCCACTGCGTGACTAACGCGTTCCGGTGGATAATAATCATCATCATCCATATAAACCAATATATCTCCTACACTTTTTTCATGTAACAAATTTCTCTTTCTTCCTAGAGTCATTTTTTCATCATATCTGAAATATTTAACATTTGGATGATTCTTAACTAATTCTTCAATCTTATCTGTTCCATCGTCGATAATAATCCATTCCATTCTATGTTTTGGATACGTTTGATGATTAAAACATTTCAACATTGCGGGAATGAACGGTCGTCTATTAAATGTGGGAGTACAAACGCTAACAAATGGATACTTGTTGTCTTTTGGTGGTATAATTTTTACGTACTCTGGTTTAGGTAACTTTGCGTTTTCGGATATAGCTAATTCTATTAACTCATTCTCATTGTCACTATCGTGTTGTTTATTTTCCTTATTACCCTTATTGCTCTTATTACCAGTATTACCCTTATTACCAGTATTACCTTTATTCTTGTTTTTGCCCATTTTATTATAATAATTAATACTTTTTATATTCTATTTGTCAACACTTATTTTATTTATTCTGCTATTCTGCTTTTGCCATTGGATTCATTCCAGGTGGTATAAAGGCTATTAAAAATATTATTAACATTGGAATTGCTACTGGTAAGGTTAAATTAGTAAATGCTGCTACAATAGTCATGATAAAAAATAGTAATAGCAAATAATAACTATTGAAATTATTACCCATTATCTCCATTATTTTCCTACCGTTTAGCATTACAGGTAACAATATGAAACTAAATAAAACTCCGATTACTTTTATAAATGTTAGAAAAATAGGAATTGACCATGTCCAACCGAAGAATAATCCAAGTATTGATATTAGTAATCCCCAATTCTGTGTTTCATTCCAAAATACACTTATTAATGTTGGTATCCACCAGAACGATGTTACTATCATAATAAATCCGATTGCTATGGGTCCTAGAATAAATGGGACTATATCTTTCATAGATTCAGGAACAAAATCACATGTAGAACCTACAAAGTTAATGACTGATTTTATAAACATGCGTTGCCAAACATAGGAATATTTCACTTTATTTGAGAACCAATTGGTAAGTATACCACCAAATGTATCTTTCTTGCTTTCCATTGAATACGGAAATCCATATTCAAATATTCCACTAAAATATTTATTATTAATTAGGGGACTTTGCGTGAAATCTATTGGAGCACCACATCCACCTCCATTTGACCCACCAAACATTCTTTTCCCACCAGACTGTTTCATCGAATCGATATCATTCCTTTTTGGAAATAATGGAGGTAATTTATTACCAACCTTGTTTTCATCCGTATATGGGCGTTGATTTACGTCGGTTGGAAAAAATAAGTCTAAATTAATTCTAGTATAATATACAAAATTTGCTCCCAATAATCCTATAATTAATATTGAACAAAATGCGGTGAATACTTTCGTCGCAAATACACCCCATTCATTTTCCTTTTCTTTGGGTTTTGTTTCCTTATTTTCTATATTATTTTTATCGTTGTCTGTATCCATGTATATATTTAATAAATATAATTATAATATTTTATTCTCGTAAAATAAGAAATTTATGACAATAACACAAAACATAGGTCAAACAAACTAAACATAAATAGAATGAGATAAATGAGGTAAATTATGTAAATGGTGTAAACGATGTGTATGTATTTAGGACGATGGCGCAAATACAAATATATGCTTTTGTCAACTATTTAATCTAATATTAAATTAAATGGAAGAATCAATCTTTATGTTTGTAGTTATTTTAATATTTTTGTATTTTATTTATCAGCAATATTTTTTTCAAAAAAGTATATTCTTTGCTTCTCAAGAAGCATTTACCCCCCAGCAAGTTAATAACATTATACAACCACCTGGCTCTTATAAAATTGGAACGGCTGACCCGGCCTATCTAGAACAAACACAAATATTAACAGTAAGTAACGGGTATACCGCTAAAGCTATAGATAATCTGAGACCCGATAAACCACAGCCATTTGATAGAAGCACTACTGATAACCTAGGAGATTTTCCAGGAGCAGTTCAAGAAGAATATCCTCTTCCTATGACAGAATTTGAATATCCGAACGATTATAAATTTACAGTCGAGTATAAGTGTCGCAAAACAGCTACTGGTATGTTTTCAGACTGTGGTGTATATTCGGCGAATACTGCTTGGACAGCTGACCCATACAAGGGATTGAACTGTCCTTTATCTAACACACAGACTCCTAAAATGCCATCTAATGTTTCAAATAAACGTGAAACTAAATATGGACCTCCCAGAAGGACAGGTATAGGTAGTATAGGGAATTCAATGTTACGATAAAATATATTTTACTATTTTCCATAAAATATATTTATTAGTTCAGTTCATTAAGCGAACATTTATTGTTTAACGTGCGTACATTAAACCACAGTTACCCCCAACAAATGTTAAAATATTGTATCTCTCTTCAAACACAGTCAAGTTGTAGTTATAGTCATATATTCTCCAAGTTGGTTTATTAACACCTATAATATCTCCACTAGATGGGTCGCAAATAGTATAAAACTGGGCTTCAGGATCTAATGGAGGACTATATGTTGTAAATTCTAATTGAATATCACGGAATTTGCTCATATTCATAGCACCGGATGGTTGAAAGTCAAATGGATCATTGTGAATGGCAAAACTATAATTGTATAGTCCGTCTGGCGCATTACCAGAGGTTCTTACGTATTTTTCCACATAATTATATATACCGGCATCCAACATATTTTCTCTATATTTTCCATCCAGTAATATCCCCAACTGAAGTAAAATATCCTTTTGGTTTTGCGGGGCAAAATCACCTGTTGTAAAATAACCTGTATGTGTTCCTGTAACTGGATTATATCCAGGTCCAATACCGGCCTCGGTTATAGGGTTACAATCTAATGTCCAATTGCCAGATGGATCGGCGAAATCAACTTCTTGAGGCAAATAACTATATGGCCAATTGGTGTAATTACTCCATTCGTTTCTCAAATTAATATCTGTACGCTGAAAGGCCCACATCCATGATGCTACCATCCCCATCGTATTCTCTAATTTAACACGCTGACTACCTGTGATATTGAAAAACTTCCAGTCGTAAATAGATTTGAATAAATATTGTTGTTCTCGTGCGGCAAAGACTTTCGACTCTTCCTCTGATAAAAATCCGTATGTAGAAATTAAATGAATGTCCGCATTCCAACTGGTTCGTTTGTCTTGATATGACACTGTATTTAATGACACGTCAGGTGGAGGTTGTAAAAAACGATAAAACTGTTGTAAAGATTCATTAAAGTTGGGTTGAATATACGGATAATTGTTTTCTTGGTCGGTTACATCACGAATAACTATTAATTCTTGAACTGGTCTTAGCGTAATATTTATTTCCAATTCGTTATATTGAAGAGCCACTAGTGGAAACGCCATTTTCGCTGCTAAAGTAAACCAAAAATTAATGGGGATGTATAGTTTTCTGGCTCGAATTGACGGTTCGGGTCCAACTGGATTGGTAGTATGATATGCGTTTGGATAAGCATTTACACGCGGTCCAACGTTTCCAGGGTTATTTAATTCTGGAACATTGCCAGACATTTTGTCGTATAGGGCTTTTTTTTCTGTTGTGAAATCGCGTTGAATCATAGCTAATAGGTACGCACCAGAATACCTATTTAATGTTTGTCCGCCGACAACAATTTCCACTTCCTCAATCATCTGTGTTCCCAAATTATCAATCCATTTGAATTCATAGGGTGCCCAGTTTCCAGAACAATCTTGTGGGGGGTAAATTGGACTCCATATAGTGGGTAACTGAACTACTAAATAAGTATCTAATAATAATTCCGCATATCGTTTCATTCTAAACGTAAATTTAGAGGATTCAGACATTCGCAGGTTACGCAGACCATCGAAATCTACGCGAAATTTTTGTAGTCCAAAATTAGTATACTTTTTGTATGTTGTTTTAAAGAATGTTTTCGATGGGTTTCCATTTAAATATACATTTTGATTTCCATAAGCCACAATATTTAATAGTCCTCCTGGCATAGATATATATATATATTTATCATACAATAAATATATTTAACTTTTTATAATTTAATATATATTTTTATGGATATTATTTGTCTCATTTTACATTTAGTCAAATTATTTTTTCATAATCTATTATAAGTATGGAAAATATAAACAAAGCTCAACAAATGTTTTCAAAATTGGTTACAGAACAAAATAAGGCTACTATGATTAAGTATATGTCCTATTTTATAATTACTATTTTGGTGATAGGTTTAATCGCCTATACAATTGACAAAATACGGCTTAATAAAAACAATTGTGATGCCCTCGGAAAAATATATACTTCTTTTCCAAAACTATCCTCATTTAACACAAATGACGCGACATACCAATATTTGTTAAGAGATTATTATATTAAAACCGCCTATAATTGCTGTTGTGGTGGTGAATTTAAGAACGATTATGTTAATGTGTGTGCTTTGAAAACTTGTATTGCTCAGGGAGCAAGAGTTTTGGATTTCGAAATTTATTCGGTGGATGATAATCCGGTCATAGCTACATCGGCTGTCGTGAATAATCGGGTCAAGCAAATGTATAATCAAATACATTTAGAAGAAGCTTTACAAGTCGTAAATAATTATGCCTTTAGTGGTGGGTCGTGTCCAAATCCAAATGACCCATTGATTTTACACTTTAGAATATCCAGCAATAATGATAAAATCTATACAAAAATGGCTGATACTATTTATTCTACGATTCAGTCCAGACTATTAGATAAAGAATATAGTTATGAATATACTGGACGTAATTTAGGGTCTGTTCCATTAAAAGAATTCACGGGAAAAATTATTATTTCTGTTGACCGCGCGAATCCCCTTTTTGAAAATACACCTCTTAAGGAATACGTTAACATCGCATCGAATTCAATCTTTTTAAGAGCGTCAAGACAATATGATATTATTAATACGCCGGATTCGACCGAATTAATTGAATATAATAAAAAGAATATGACTTTAACCTTACCTGACCTAAGTGTCTATAACAATAATGCGTCTCCTATATTAAACTTCAATTATGGTTGTCAGTGGGTAGGCATGTCTTTCCAAAATTTTGATGCGAATATGCAATATTATAGTCTATTCTTTGATAAGGTTGGGCATGCGTTTGTATTAAAGCCAGAAAACTTGCGTTATGTTCCGGTAACTATTCCAGACCCTACTCCACAGAATCCAGCAAATTCTTATACTACACGCACAGTCTCTACTGATTATTATTCATTTAGCGTATAGAACAGTTCTTTAGTTACATATTGTAACTTTAGTTAAAATGACAACCGACAATATATAATAATTTTTTATAATTATTATATATATCAAAAACTATGACTACATGTAATCCAAAATTAACCTTAGAGGAGAAGGAAGTAGCCATATTAAGAAATGCCATTGATATCGCGGAAAAACGACAGGGACAAAAAACCGTAAGTGACCCGGATGTGAAAAAAATTATTTCTATTTTGGAAGATTTTCTCAAGAAGAAGAGACTTGTTTGTTATGGCGGAACTGCTATTAATAATATTCTTCCTTTAGAAGACCAGTTTTATGATAAAAACGTCGAAATACCAGATTATGATTTTTATTCACCACACGCTCTTGATGACGCAAAAGAATTGGCCGACATTTATTATAAAGAAGGATTTCAAGAGGTGGAAGCAAAAGCAGGTGTTCACCATGGAACCTATAAGGTATATGTAAATTTTATACCTGTGGCGGATATTACTTATTTAGAAAAACCTCTATTTAATCGTGTTCAAAAAGAATCCATTCGTGTGTATGGTATTTTATATTGTCCTCCTAATTTTCTCCGTATGAATATGTACTTGGAACTATCTAGACCAGCAGGAGATATAAGCAGATGGGAAAAAGTCTTAAAACGTCTAATTTTACTAAATAAAAATTATCCTTTAAGAGGAAAACAGTGTGACCCCAAATCATTTCAAAGGCAATTTGAACGTATAGATAATAAGAAGGAGGAACAATTATATTACACCGTGCGCGACGCGTTTATTGACCAAGGATTGGTATTTTTTGGTGGATATGCTAGTTTCTTATACTCGGAATATATGCCAGCCAAGCAAAAGAGACTGTTTCAAAAAACACCAGATTTTGATGTTCTCGCAGATGAACCAGAAAAAGCCGCTGCTATGTTAAAAGAGAGATTAGAAGATTTTGACTACAAGGGGATACAAATAGTCAAACATGATGGAATTGGTGAAATTATTGCGCCGCATTACGAGGTAAAGGTAAAAATTAATAATATTGAAGAGACAGTTGCCTTTATCTATAAACCATTGGCGTGTCATAGTTACAATATTATAAAAAAGGGAAACAAAACAGTTCGTGTCGCGACCATTGATACAATGTTGAGTTTTTATTTTGCCTTTTTCTATAGTGACCGTGATTATTATGACGAAAATCGTATCTTATGTATGGCCCAATACTTGTTTGATGTTCAACAACGAAATAGACTTCAACAAAAAGGGTTGTTGAAACGTTTTAGCGTTAATTGTTACGGAGAGCAAGAAACATTGGACATGATGAGAAGTGCCAAGGCAGACAAATACAAAGAATTAAAGGGACAACGAAATTCAAAAGAGTATGAATCCTGGTTTTTACGGTATATTCCATTCGAAGAAAAAATGGATAAGGAGGACAAACGAGCAAACGCTGGCAAAGGAACGGAAAAAGGAACGGGCAAAGGAACGGGCAAAGGGACCAATAAAAAAACAGTCACCTGGAAAAAAACAAAGAGCAAATACTCAAAAACGAAGAAAAATAAATCAAAGAAAGTATTTGGTCTTTTCTAAATGCCATACTATATGATATCATCTAAAATCAGGGTTCCATAATTGTTTACCATTACATATATTTATGATATGAATATTTGTAATTTCGTTGGGTAGCGCAATTGCGGCATGTTCAAAATCAATTATCCACATTTTACCATATGTATTCTTATCTTCTACGAAATTATATCCTGTTAAATCAGGATATTCTATTCCATGTAATACAAGAGTACGCACTATTTTAACGACCTTGTCAAAGAGTTCATCTGGTACATCTGTGGCATTTTCACCATAATTATGCGACAAGTTATTCTTACCTACTTTCAACATAACCATAATTTTATTTGCCTCGTCGTACTCGATAATTTCAGGCACATTTACAATGTTCAATTGGTGAACATATTTTTGCATAAAATATTCTCCATGTTCAACGTTATGCTTTACATAATACATGTCTGGATTAGATAAATATTGTTCCAGTTCCATTGCCATAAATGATAATATAGTATAATACCGAATAATACTTTATATCATTATCAAACTGTTAAATATAGCATCATATCTCTCCAAATATATTTAAATACGGAAATATGTTGCTGTATAAATGTGTCATTCTTCCAACTTTCTGGTAATAAATTATCTATACGAAGTCCGACCCGAAAAATATAAAATAGAATTACGTATATAATTTCTCTCAGTCGAAACAATAATATATCCATGATAGTCCAATCATTCACATAACTACACATATTATTTGGACTATTCTTTTCAAAGAAGCTATGGGTATCCATCAATCCTTCGAGCAAACGTGGGTAAATGTTCTTTTCGTTTTTAATAAAAATCATTTTTTTAATCTTATCCATACTCTGTAAGTTTAAGAACAGTATTTTTCTTTTTCTCGTCCTTGACTTGAACATATAAGGGAATGCTCCATCAATGCATCCATCATTGTCAGTAGGTCGTCCGTCTATTAAATAAGGAACGTAGAGAGATTTAATTATATTATCAATTAATTCGGTTTTAGATTTGTATTTCCTTTTAACTATTTGTTTTCCCTTTATTGTATCGAAATATGTCAAATAAAATCGATTATTTATTACACTCATATCTTCTTCTTTTATCACATCTGTCAGTTTTTTTTTGAAAATACCAACAACCTTTTTAAGATCTTGGTGTTTTCTTAAATATTTATAACTGTTATTACATATATCTATTGATATATCCATCTTATTTAGTAAAAATAATATTCCTAATATCGCTCCTATACTACAGCCTGAAACTCTTTTTACTTGTATTTTCTCTCTACGTTCCAATTCTTTTACATAAAATAAACCTCCCAACATATACACTCCGTTGAATGCGCCTCCGTCCAATACTAAATCTAATTCGGGTGGCAAATGTTTTTCTGGTATATTTTCAATCAATGTATTTATAAATGTATGTAACGCCATGTGGCTTATGTTTATGTTAGTTTATATTTGTTTTTCATTTTATTTACACATTATACATGGCAACTCAACGTCCATCTTGGCAAGAATATTTCAAAACAATAACTGAATATACATCGACACGTTCCCCATGTGAGCGGTTACGGGTTGGTTGTTTATTGGTCAAGGACAATCGTATAATTTCTCAAGGGTATAATGGATTTTTGCCAGGTGCTCCACATGAATCTAAAGTTATTGATGACCACGAACAGGCAACTGTACACGCTGAACAAAATGCGATTACCGATTGTGCTAAACGTGGTGTGAGTAGTAACGAATGTGATGCTTATATCACACATTATCCTTGTGTGAATTGTATGAAACTATTATGTGCCTCGGGTATACAAAATATTTTCTATATACATGATTATAATAATGACCCACTTGTTGAATATTTTCAGAGTATATCGAATATTCAACAAATTACAAAGATTTGATTACACTGCCGTTGGCTTAAACTGCCGTTCATTGGTTTACACCCTTGAAGATTTAAAATGGGACAAAATCTTATAAAATATAATATATATATGAATATATATACTATATGATGGATATTGAATTTCATTATGTAAGCAACAGAACATTAGATAATGGTCTAAACCGAAATATAATCAACATCAATCCACATATTTTACATGATTATGAGGTAATAAAAAAAAGGAAGAATTATTGGGGTATTTTTTTACGGCATAAAAATGAAATCATAGGAAGTACGCTACTCGCGCATGAAAAGGAAGATAATATTGATTTTTTGCTATTAGTTTCAGTTTACATAGATGACAAATATCGTGGTCGTAATTTGTGTAAAGAACTTGTAAAACAAACAATATTAAAAAATGAAATGCGAAATAAAACAAACTTGATAAAAGTTGTTATTGCTGGAGGTATGCCAATATTAAAATGTCTTCTTAGTGTTTTTAAGGAACTTAACTATACTATAAAAAAATATAAGACAAAAAATGAAAACATACAAATACTACAAAATATACGACCTGAAACCGCAATAAAAATAGAACAATCAAATTACGAAAGTGATATTTGGCAAACATTATTTTTTGATAAAAATGATTAATAGCATTGCCAAATTAAAATAGGATTTTGTCCCATTTTAAATCTTCAAGGGTGTAAACTGCCGTTGGTTTAAACTGCCGTTCATTGGTTTACGTGTTACAACTAAATATGTTGTAAATGTGTCAATACCCTGGAAATAACATAATAAGAAATACCGAAGAATAAACTATTCACAATATATCCAGTTAAATTTGGATTTCCATCTTTATTGAAAAGAGAGGGTAACATCGCTAATACTTTACTTCGAACAATCGGTAACTGAAATATAAAGTATAGAAGACCAATAATGATAGGAATTTGAAATTCATCATATAATATTTCAAGCGAATCACGAGAATTTTGATTTTTCATTCTTCGCGCCATTATTTCTTGCTCAGTATCTGTGTTTTGAATATAGTCTTGTTGCTCCTTTTGTGGAACAAAATTTGGTGTTATTTGTTCATCCGCAAAATGAACAGTATTCATAGGAATGTCACGCGATGGAAGTCCTGTCGCACCACTTGCGACTGCTTGTTGAATACCAGAGACCATTTCATTCATAAGTTTTTGTTCGTTAATAGCATGTTGTCCGTTGTTATTGGGCCCTGCTACTTCTACACTTGGTTCATAGATGGTGGGTTTATCTGATGTATGTAACACGACATTTTGTCCACCTCCTCCGGAAACAGGATCTGTTGGTAAATCAGCTAAATTCGTAGTATCAGACATATCTATTATATTGTTAAGATTGATAGATATCAATAATTACGCAAAATCTATATTTTTTTTGTTATCATCACAAATATTTGTTTCCATTTCATACTTGAAGCAGTTATTTCCATATTTGTAACTCTTCTTCTTTATATCTTCTAAACTAGGAGCCTTGAACTCTAAACAGTTTTTTCCGTTACATCCTTTTCTAAATAAAGTGGCTAGCCCTAAACCCAATAGAACTGAAATAATAATTTTACCAGTATCAGAATGAAACAATCTTTCTATTTTCATCTTTATATATTATGCCTATATTATACCGATGCCTAATATACCTATATTATACCTATACATATATGTAAATAACAATATTGTGTATATTACATATATCAACTATATCTGAATTGGGATTTCTTCTGTATCATTTGAGCATTTAACAACCGTTTGTTTTAATTGAAAACAATTATCGGTCTTGTCACGGAACTGAAATAAATGTTTATTGTCATTTGTAGGATAAACAGTTATCTGTTTTGGGTCAGGACTAGTTATAAAAATACAACATATTCCGATTAAGAAACTGATTATAAACACGCGAAAATTTATCCAAAACATTTATAATAACTACTTATAAAAAAATCGTCTGGTTTTTTTATTACATGTTGTCCATATAGTCCATATACTCCATGTCGTCGTCATCCTCTCTTAATACACTTGTCATAGGCTTGCTTGTATTATCGTCACCAACCGTAAACGATATGACTTTCGGAATCTCAAACGGAATTGTCATATCTTGTAATGTAAATACGTTACGCACTAATTTATGAGTGTCTGTTTCCAAATCATATTCAACCGCCATATATTTGTATTTCAGATTTCGTAAGTCAACTAATAAAGGAGTTAATTCAGTGTCATAGAGTGTAATCATATCCTTAATTAATTGTATTTGTCCGGTTTCATTGAATTCGTCAACAGTTGATTTAATAAGAGATACTTTATTATAAAACATTGTCATTTTGGTACTTAATATCTGCTTATTATCCAAGTTAGATACTATTTCAATAAATTTCGTTTTGTATTCCATCAAAGATTCTAAATCTTGCGTCAGCTCTTCTTTTAAAGCCGTAAAAATTTTCAACGTGTTCGATTCTTGTTCATATCCAAACAATAAATCTAATTTGGTTGTTATTATCTTTTCCTTTACGTCATCTACACCCGTCTGAAATACGTCCAATAACATTTCTAAACTTACATATTTACCCCGGTTTATTTTAATATTCAAATTACATGGGGCTATTTTATCCCCACAAATAGACGTTAATATACCATCTTTGTGTTCAAAAATAGTCCCCACGTTTCGCCCACAATTGATACAATTAACCTTCATTTTTCTATATTTGTCTTGCTTTTGTTTCATAGTTAGCGTCTTGTCCTTTATAATATTATTTCTGTGAGAATGAACCTTTTTATCATATTCATATTTTAATTTATAAAACTCGTTCAGCTTTTCTGAAATTCCACCCTCTATCTCGTTCTTTTTTATAGTAGAATTTGGGAATGACACAATGTCTAAATTTTCTTCTTGTGAATTGTATGTGCGGCTCATATAGATTAGGATAATATTTTTCTATTGTAAAACTGAACTTCTGGATTATTTTGCCATGTAGATAAATCGCTTGTTATATTATTTACTTGGTTTTTTCGATAATCCTGCATAAATCGTAGTTTATTCATAATATATTCTTGTTGTTGCCTCTTATTATCCTCTTGAAGTTTCAAGTTATTTTTATGCTTGTATTTGAAATATAATGTTAGACCAACGATACCCGAAAATGCTAAAAATAATCCTAAATTGTAGAGAAAATTATTGTATTTGTTTTTTAATATATGACATTGTTCTAAAGAAGCACTAAGAAAATATTTGACGCCCGGTTCAATTAAACGAGGTCGAATGTTTTGAAGAGTTTCCATTAAAATATAATTTTATAATTTCAAATTAATTTATACACATTTATTATATGGCTGCAGCAAATCCATCAACATCAATGATATTTTTTTTAATATTAACGTTGGTTTATTTCATATTCAAATATTATACTAAATCTCCACAGACAATTAAAGTTTGGACAATCAGTTATTTTTTAGTATTGATTGTAGTCCAATTCTTTATAAATTTAGGATTAACGAATGAGATATGCGGGTTTACGCAATATGGTACTGCTATGAAAACCACCCTTTTACCATGGTTATTTGTATTTGGTTCAATAAACTTGCTCTTAATGGTATTTCCAAGTTGGTTGGCTCCGTTTTCGAATACGATTGGTTACTTGTTCGCATACATCACCGGTGTGAATAATTTCCTTAAGAGTATTTTAAAGGACAGAAAGACGCTAAACTTGGGAGCAAATCAATCTGAAATGATATCTGCGATTAATAATGTATACGACGATAAATCATTGCTTATTAATTCAATGACATTGGATAATTTACCAATGTGGTGGCAAAGTATGTCAAAAGGCGGTTTATTAAAGTCTGGTGTAGGCGAAAGCCATTTTAATGAATTGTCTAGTTATGTAAAGATGAAAGATGAGATTGCTGAGTTTATATGGTATGCTTTATCTGGAGTACTAACAACATCTATTAGTTATAATGCCATCTTAAATTCAGGATGTACAAACTCTGTCGCAGAAATGGAAAAGAGACATGAAGTATATTTAGAACAAGAAAAACAAATAGCGGCTTCAAAACAACAAAAGGAGGGTAGTCAAATGGTTTATAAATCATACGAATAAACGATTTACCTAAATTTAGGAATTGTCACAAAATATAATATGGCTAAATATGACAAAATTCCTAACAGAAGACTTAGTAACCAAATAGGTAATACTGTTTTTCTACGTTGTCCTAGTCCAAATTCTCTTAAAGTTCCATTATTGTTGTACAAAAATCCGGGTTGAACAAAGTTTAATAATGAAAATAACACTAAAAATAAAAGAATCGCAAAGCTATTGATATTGTTTCTAATAAAGTTGTAGTTCATAGTATATTATATATAGGCAATAATATATCATCATTAAATTTATTTTATTGTTATAGTTTATAATGAATTCCTTTCAAAACAACAATTCATTCATGTCTGCGTTCGCCCCTTTAGGTGGTGAATACTGTAACTATTTCTATTATTTAACTGTACTTAATTTCATCATTCTTTTGTATATTCTTTTATCTGCGTTGTTCATATTTTTCTTTGAGAAGAAGAGAGAGAATTTGTTCCAAGTTATTTTAGTAGCTCTTCCTACGTTCGTCGGCTATTTTACTAATCGATTATTATACTCCATGTGTGTAGGTTCTACACAAATGTAATCGTTACTAACGGGAGTTACCTGACCATCTACTATTGTATTTACTATACGATAAATACAATACGATAAATACAATATGATTCCTTCATAACCGTAGGCACATGTCACCTATTTATACTGTTCTTTTATTTGAGTAGTTAGATATGTATTTTTGCTTATAGCACGGAATATTTTATTCATTTCTTTTTCGTCGCTTGCTATATCAGTCATCGAATGACATATTAAAGTTGTTAATTTTGTCTGTAAGTTATCATCATTGTCCCAGCCCACATTTGCGTCTTGCCATTTGTTTATCATAGTTCGTTGCTTTGAGGAAAGTGTCTTGATACCATGTAGTAGAAGATGTAATTCATTATCTTTTTCCCACACATCATTGTCTTTGATATACATTATTTTGCGAGCAGGGTCAGTACAATGGATTGGTCGTTCCAATATGTCCATTTTATTGAGTCCGTTCACTACCATGCTCGTTATTGTCTTTGTTAGACCGTTTTCAATTGTATCGTCGTACGTTTCATTAGTAATCGGAAGAGAATGTATAAAGTCCGTCAAATTCATAGCATTTTTACAGTGCTCATTTAAAAACATATTCACATTAAACTGATTATTATTTGTAGTATTGTTGTTTGTGATTGTATTATTACTATTCGTATTTGTTCCCTTGATGTATGGAATAAGCTCCATGAAATTGTTCTGAATTTCCTTGTTTTCTTTTAATAGTAAGAGAACCATCTCTTTAAAATCACTTTTGTTTTCCTTCGAAAGTTCAAGAATTTGATTTTCTGATTTATTCTGCTCTACATACATGAAGCATCCAATTTTGTGTCTATAGAAACTACTATGGTGCTTATAATTCTTGCCACAATCACACACGTAATTACAGGTGGTGATTAATTGCGTAAATTTATCACCAGACGATATTTTGTTATCATAATCGTCCATAGGTGACAAATCATGTAGCATTTGTGTAGCATTTTGGTGCTTTGTAGTGAGATAATGTCGTTTCATTTCACTTTTCCTACTACATTGATATAAGCAAGGAATACACTTAAATATATTGGTGATTTTTTCCGCGTTTTGTGTAGCATTTTGTAGCATATATGTAGCATTAGACAATATTTCTAAATGGTTTGCACAAAGAATTCAAAAACTTTACAATAACAAATGAAAACAAACTGAAATAAAAATGAGAGCATTATGCTCTAAAACACATTTTCACTGTTTTTTCAATTTCATTTTCCTATTTTCAAAACTCTGCAAGAAAAACCTGTGTAGAATTTTAAAAACTGAAAAATGAATTGAAAAAAATGTAAAAAGTAAAATACCTACTAGTATCAAAAACAAACCACTTTTTTCCCTTTAAAAAGACTCCCTACATATGTAGGGGACTCACTACATAGCCTACATTGCCTTTTTTGGAATTTTGAAAAATGAAAATTATGTAGCGCAATTTACCTACATGGAAATCATGTCCTAAAATGATGAAATCGTATCGAAATTATGTCATTTACGGTTTTTCGGGGATGTTTTTTGGCAACAAGCCATTACAATAAATATATTTAAGTGATTATGTAAATATATTTATTCAACACAAGTATTTCTTCTTCTCTTCATTATCCAAGTATACATTTTTACTGATGGAACGTATGATTTTACTCGTTTCCTTTTCATCAGATTCTATATTTGTCATTGAATGACCGATTAATGTAGTCAGTTTCGTCTGAATATAATCATCCGTTTCCCACCCTTCATTCGCATCTTGCCATTTATTTATCATTATTCTTTGTTTCCTAGCAAGGGTTTTTATACCTAAAAGCATTCGTATTAATTCTATATCCTTTTCCCAATTATTATATTCTTTCACATAGAGGGTTTTTCTTGTCGCGTCCGTACAATGTATTGGCCGTTCCAATATATCCAATTGGCTTAGACCGTTGGTTATCATGTTTGTGAGTGTCTTGGTGAGACCATTTTCAATGGTACTATCATATGTATCCGCTGTAATCGGTAATGAATCAATAAAATCAGTGAGATTCATAGCATTCTTACAGTGTTCATTCAAAAACATCTGGATATTAAACTGGTTATTATTAGTAGTATTGTTGCTATTTGTATTATGTGAATAATTTCCGATTTGAGGCATTAGTTCTATCATCAACGGCATTACCTCAGCAAGCTTTTCCATAACATCTTGATTCTTCAAGAGCATTTTTATCAATAATTCCTTGTCTATGTGAAATTCATTTGTTTTATTGTCGATGTTATTAGTTCCTTGAATGATTGAGCAAGTAATTTTATGTCCACATAACGAAGACATATGCTTATATTTTTTGCCACATTTACATTCAAACGTTTTGGCGTTTTTGGCGGTTGTTTCATTAGTATTAGTTAGTATACTATGTTTTCGGGTATGAATGTGTCTATCATAATCACATAATTTACAGCATTTAAAGTCACATGATTCACATATATATTTTTTGGCGTTTTTTGGCGTTAAAATGTTAGTCATTTGTTAGTATATTATACTAACATAAAAAACGCCTAAATCATTTTACATAAAACATATAAAATTTACAATAACAAATTTTAAAACATCAAAAATAAAACGAGAGCATTATGCTCTAAATCACATTTTCACGTTTTTTCCATTTCATTTTCCTGAAAATAAAAAACAACACATAAATACCTTGTGTAATTTTTTAAAATCGAAAATCAAATTGGAAATTATGTAAAAAGTAAAATACCTACTATTATCAAAAACAAACCACTTTTTTCCATTCTAAAAGACCCCCTTCATATGTAGGTAGTCCTCTACATAACCTACATGGCCTTTTTTGGAATTTTGAAAAATGAAAAGTATGTAGCGCATTTTACCTACATGGAAATCATGTCCAAAAAAAACGAAATCCAAAAATCAGGAATGCCGTGACTGGATTTTGAGGATGTTTTATACGTGTTTTAAGGTGGTTTTGAGAATCACGCATTTCGGGGAAATCCAAGTTGTAATTGTCCGTTTCATAAAAACGGTGGATACAAATTACAACAGTTTATTTTCGTATATTTGTGGGCAATCTCATGGGAACTTATATATTTATGTGGACAATATCATGGGAAATTATATATTCAAATGGATAAAACCAAGGTAGTCATCTATGATTACCGTTATTATACAATATGTATCACTCTTTAGTCTATACTATTTTTGAACTGAATAGATGAGGTAGAGAGAAATTCGAGTAAATATAAGTTATTCTTAGGCATAGTATTTATCGATTTATTTATTTTCGTATTTTTGTGCGAACTTAAATCTTTCAAATGTGTAAGATGGAAAAGAAGCCTATTTACGCGATTGCTGTTTTCAACGACGACATAACGGGTGTTGTTAGATTTACTGAAGATTTAGATAATACCCAAATAAAAATAGATTTGAATCTGAAAGGATTAAAATCAAATAGTTTGCATGGATTTCATGTCCATGAAGCAGGCGACTTGACTGATAAATGTACGAGTATGTGTTCGCATTTTAATCCTTATGGAAAAACACATGGATGTCCTGGCATGAGAGAAAGACACGTTGGCGATTTAGGAAATATCAAAACAAATACAAATGGGGAAGCGAAATATACTTTTTATGATAATATTATCAAACTTAGAGGTTCCAAGTGTAATATTATCGGTAGAGGATTGATTATTCATCAAGATGAAGATGATTGTGGTCAAGGAGGAAATGCGGAAAGCCTGAAAACCGGAAATGCCGGGAAAAGAATTGCTTGTTCCGTTATTGGTTATTCCAAACAAAATTGTGTATAGATTTACACATTTGGTAATAAAAAATAATATTCAATTGTTATTATTTTTTATATTTTTAGATTTTGTATATAGTTATCCTACATTATCTAGGTTATGTATGAGTAGGTTATTCTTCATTATCGTCGAATTGTAGTCTATATTCGTCGTCCACATCTCCCATATCATCGTCATCTGGAATATCAGACATATCATACACATCTGCGTCTATTCTATCTGCTACAATTTGCCCTTCTTCTTGTTCAAGCATTGCGATTTCATGGTCAGCAGTGATAGCCTGTCCTAATAATTCTCTATTAGAAATTTGTTGTTCCATTATTTGTTCCTTTTCTCTCTCTGCTCTTTCTTCATCATATGTTTTGGCAACGTATTGGGTTAATCCTTTTTGTAATCCCTTGTTCCATCGTTCGAGACGATGATTTTTAAATAAATTTTCAATCGCTCTATCTTCCTTGGTCATATCGCGTAAGGTGGATGTAATTTTGTGCCTTTCTTTATCTTTGGACCTATTTATTTTCTCTTTAATCATTTGAGAATTTAAATTAATTAGACCTTTTTCTTTTCGAATGATATTCAACATTACTACAATAATATTGGCTATTTTCTCTCTAACCGTTCTTTGTTCACCACGAACAATATCTATTTCAGTAATCTCCGCCATATCATCTTGTTCATTTTCTACAGTGGTAGTGATTATGTCTTCTTCTGTTGGAGGTATAACCTCGATACTGAGTAGTTTGCGATTATCAGTTAATTGAACCAAGTTTTTAATCATATATAAAAAGTAAAAATGGAACAGTTGAGAGGAAGTTTGATTGTCTAAGATAGACGAGACTTCGGTTCCATCCACATTGACAATATTCGCATACAAATTAGTATAATCGACTAATTGGAAGAATTCTTGTAAGTCACTCTCATTTCTACGTAAATAAGGAAGAATAGTAGCGTCTTCGTAGAATTTCCGCAAAGACGCATAAAATTCTTTGATAATGTTTTTAATGTCGAGATTATGTTCTTGTGATAACTTCCAATGAGTTGGAATTTTAATTTCATTATAATTCACATGATTCGATATGATATTTGGGAAGACATTGATAAAATTAAATATGGCATGTTTTACGAAATGAATAGAACGATACAATGTTTCATCTTCAGTATTTGTAAAATAATTATTACCGTTTGGATTGAAATCCATAACATTCTTTATAAAATCGATTATGTTTGCCTTTTCACTACGACTTACATCAGCAAAAGAATTTAAAAAGTCGATGATAGTCATTTCCATGGTTTGTATTTTCTCTCCTAATAGATTTTTAAAGTCACGTATTTCCCGGTTCTCGCCACGTTTTTCAACCTCGTACGAATCTAATACACTTCTTAATTTAAGTAAGAAATCTTCACCAATAGCGTTGTTCGTATCAACCATATGTGTAATCAAGTCTCTAACATGTGACAAGCTGGACGGATATGTATGAACTAAATCCAAGGGTATAATATTCAGTTTGTTTACAGAATCCAATAGTTCATTGAAAGAGGCCAAAGAATACATTTTGCCTTCTTTTTTCAATCTACGAATATTTTCTTTCAAATCTTCATTTCTGTCATAATCATCTGGCTTTGTGAGACAGAAAGATATCAACTTATTATTGATAGGAATATCACTATTAAAGTTACAATACTCTATAAAACCTCTGTAAATAGTGTCTTCCGAAAATTCATTGCTAATGGGAGGAAATTTGATTTTAGTATCTTTTGGGTCGACTAGGAGTGAAGGTTTGGTCATATTCACCATATCATACGCAATGTTATACAGGTAGGATACAATATCATTATTATTCGCAATAGAGGGTTCGCGTTTAACGAAATAATCAATTGTTTGGTATTCACCTGTATTACAACACGCGTTTTGTAGAAAGGGCACTTTATTCGCATTAGTAAGCAATAGTTTCTCTTTGTGAACTACCTTTTGAATCGATTGAATAATAGCCATTGAAAAATAAATAATTTTCGAGTCGATGATTCTAATCTGTTCAAATTGGTCTTTTGAACCAACCTTCAAGCTCTCTAGTAGAGCATTGCGAAACGATGTATCCAAATTAGATGGAGTTTTATTAGTAATTTCTTGTAAAGGAGGTAAAAAGTTAATCCAATTCTTAATATCGAGTTCGATAGGAATCACATCGTCTTCGTTCTGTAATAAATAATTTCGCTTTTCATCAATAAGCATCTTAATTTCTCCTTGTTTAAGAATATACGCATCGATTGTATTTTTAATAGCTGTAGCAATTTTGTCAGCAGCTTTTGGTAGAGCTTTCCATGGATAGATGTTCGTTTTAATTCCAGCAGCAACACACGCAATATATTGAATGTTAGAAATGTCTCCATCTCCTTTAATTGGATAACCGATTAAAGAACGTTTGCAACCAGGAAATGTCTTTTTAGAGGAAAGCGACGGAATAGACGTCGAAATAAAGATGGAAATATAAGAAAGCGTGAATGTTAACAATGATTTATTAAACACGTCATTATAAGAAGGCATTTTTTTAGCGCCCTCTTTTAATTTTCGTTCGAGCTTCGCCTCATAGTCATCTTGTGAATCTACTGTTTCTTCTAGAGCCAATAACGTATGTTTAATAATTTCTTCCCTCTGGCTCTCAAGAACAATCCCCATATAATTGGATATAGAAGTAATGACATTATTAATGATTTTTCCCTTTGGATTGGCCAATAGTTCCTTTTTGAGTAGCTTTTGTTCGCTTGGTGTTTGAAAGATGGCAGTTCCGGCATCCATTTCAAGAATTTCTCTTGTTTTCATTTTAAATCCGGATGCCTCATATCCCTCTTCACTGCTTAGCATTATCTTTTCAATTTCCAATCCACTATGTTTATCAACCGTTCTATCGTCTATATCAACACCCTGGTCATTTTTTATGGCAGTAATAGCTTCATAATAATCACCATTTTCGACAAAGACACTTGCTAGTTTTGAAACAAACGATGGCAATAATCTCGTATTTGTATCAATACAATATAACCAATATGGTGCTGAACCAGGTGGGTCTTGGTCTTTATCTTGTCCTGGTATATATGGTCGTGTATATTTAATTACAAATCGCACGATATCATGTTGTCGCTTGACAAAATCACCTTGTCCAATAATGATATATAAGAGTTTAATATGCGGAGATTGGATAATGTCTGTTTCCTCCACGTCGCTAGACATCTTTAATTTGACAGCTTCATACTTGTATAACAGATAACTATTAATTTTCTTTAATTTGGATATTCTCTCTGTTTCAAATTTAAAAAGTGCGTCTATCTTCTTTTTATAATTGTACAAACTTTCAATATAATTGGTATCAAATTCATCATACATTTCACGAATTAGATTCTTTTTAACTAGGTCAGATCCAAGAGAAGGGTCCGCACACGTTTTATCGATTTGAATACATTTGTTTTGAATATTACAAAAAAGTTCATTTGAACCGAAAAAAGAATTCTCAGGAATGGCTTCATCGCGAATCCAAACATTATTTTCGCGTTTATAGTAGTAATACATTATCGAATCTATATTATCAACCTCTAACACAGCATAATGACCGTCTTGAATTTCTCTCTTTTTTTGTAACATAGACGTTGCTTCATACTTTGCTTCTGGTTTCTTGAGACCGATATTATTCATTAATTTGTCAATTAAAAAGTCTTTAAAAGTTGGTTCGTCCATGGTGGATTGTTCGAGCTTATATTCATTTAAAATATCATAAATAGTAGGGTCATATTTTTTATCAAAATAAACGGGAATGTCATTGTCAGCATTCAAGTCTTCAAGTGAGATGTATCGTTTAGTTAAAACATATTGGGCACATTGGTTTTCCTGCTGTTTTTTATTCAACTCAACCTGAAACGCATCCTTTTTTTCTTCTAACAAGTCGTCAAAATTAAAGGGGGTAAATAAATCAATATTTAAAACGGTTAATGAGGTATGAAATAATTTCGTATAATCAATTTCATTCATATACTTGATAATTTCTGAAGATGACAAAACCTGCTCTTTTGGTATAGTCCCGTCATACATTTTGCCACCATCGCCTAATCCGTATTCTTTTAAAATTAAATCACCAATGTCATGTCTGCCCTTTAAAATTTTATAAAAAACACTTTCATAGAAGAAGGAATCTTTTAGATTACTTAACTTGGAGAATATTTCTTTATTTACAGCATATTGTTTCTTGTAATCCAGTATTTTTAATTCGATGAATTCTTTAATTTCTTCATATTGTTTGAAAGATATATCATCGAGATAAATCAAAAACGGTTGTAAATAATTTACAACAGACGTTAGTGACAGTTTGCCGTGGATATGTTTTTTAACGAGATTGAATAGAACACGTGTTTTGGGGATAATTATCTCAAGAAATTTCTTAAATTTGTTGGGGTCATTGTTGTCTTCGCTTAACAAATACTCGGTCTTATTTTTTAGATATTCGTTCTCATTATAGGAAAGTTTTGTATTTAGATTGTCTACAAACTTAGTTGTGATGGAAGTAGTTTCTTTAAACATTTGCCAGTAATTCAAAAAATTCCTATTTAAATTCGTTTTATCATAAATATTGGTTGATGGTAAACTGATATTTGAAAAATAGACAACTGATTCGGGTAGGGTTAGCATCGATTTAACAGAAATTAAATCGTTATTTGTCATAGGAACTATCTTTGTTTTCATTGTAGTAGATGTAAGCTCAGTTGTTTGTAGTTTCGATAATCCCAAGTTATATCTAGATATTAAAAATCGTTTACGTTTTATAGTATCGTTTTTAGCAATAGATGAATAGAAATTATCCAAATTATCAATTACTGTATCGAAATTTTCAAGTACGTTATTAACCGTTAACGAATTTACATTAGAAATCGTATCAAATGGTGTCAAGTCCGGATTTAACTTGTTCATGTAGGTAGAATAATTATCAGCATTTGTTTTATACAACTCGCGAATATCATATTCATTTATTCTTGATTGAGCTAAAGACAATGATAGCACATCTGGCACGTCAGTATCATCATCAATATCCAAATCATACATCTTTTTAATATTTTGAGCGACTGGTAATATCCACGCCAACTTGTAATTTAAATTATTGATTTTGTCAACAAGTGGCTTATAGTTGGCGCCCTTAAAAATGGGCATATTTGCGTTCCCATTTTGGTCAAATGTAGAAAACTTGTTTCTTAATTGTTTGAACCGCTCAATCATAATATGAATATTATTTAAAACGAGGCGTGTGCGTTGGGCGTTTGGAATAGAAGCAAGTAAATCATCTAATAATTCATTGGTTTGTGTTTCAATGCCATATCTTTTTTGTTCTTCAGGAACTTCAACAATTTGTGTGATTGCTTCTAATTGTGGTCCAAATTCAATTTGGTCAGCTTCTAATAAGATATCCTTAATTTGCGCTTTTACACGTTCGACTGGAATTTGGATAGGGGCGGGGTCTGTGATTTGACTGTCAGGTTCATATATTTCTCCGTCTTCTTTTCCTAGCCAATCGAGTTCCTCTTCACGTTCCATATCACCAGTTTTATCCATTTCATCAACAACTGTATCGACTGCTTTCGTCCTTTTAGAAATATCAGGAGCATTACGAATAACTATTTTCTCAATAGGAATATCTTCAGGAATACCTTTATAACCAAAATCAATATAAATCATTTCCTTTTCCTCTTTTTCATTTACGATTTCAACTTCAATCATATCTTCTTCTAAATTAGTAATCTGTCCAGTAATTGTTACAGGAAGGTCGCCTCCAAAATGAATATCGACCCAATTATCAGGAATAAGATTATTCTGCCTGGCATAGCCGGTCGTATCAGCCCGATTTAAAATAGAGATAGATGTAATACTCTCATCTGACAAATTACCATCCTCTTTAATATCAAGCGTATGAACAATAGTCGTATTTTCATCGATAATCTTAATTTTTTTAGTATTAATAAAATCAATTAGAAAGATATGTTGGTTTAACTCTGAATTCGTGGGAGCATCAATTTGAATAATATCACCTAATTGTAAATAAATATTATTAGATGTAGCCATTACTTTATATTTATAGTAGAAATTATTATGAATTACGAAAAAATTGATTTAAAAATCAATTAAAGAAATCAATATATAATAAGTAAGATGCCGGCACATAGTTTAAACAGTATCCCCCAGATAGATGGTTTGCTTTTCGATGCGGAAAAGAGAAGTGAAATCGCGAAATCACTAAATTTGAAATATAATGTATGGAAGCATAAAAATGGGGTAACCTATCATATTCTAAAGTATGATAAAGATTGGTTAGTTCGTGAAAATATAAAGTCTGTTGGTTTATTGAGGTCTGTCATTTTTAAAGACGACGGAACAGTTGTAAGTTTCGCTCCCCCAAAGTCGTTATTGACAGAGTCATTGAATATAGATTTAGATTCAGAATCGGTTGCCGAGACATTTGTTGAAGGGACTATGATAAATGTGTTTTATGAAGTAGAAACAAATAGTTGGGAAATAGCTACTCGTAGCAGTGTAGGTGGAGGGACATGCTTCTTTATGGAGAACGGGTTTAAGGAAGAGAATACATTCAAGTATATGTTTGATGAGGTATGTCACCATATTGGATTGGACTTAAATGACCTCAATAAGAAGTTTGTGTATAGTTTTGTTATGCAGCATCCTAGAAATCGAATTGTAACGATTATAAAGGAAATGAGTTTATACCTGGTTGACGTATATCAAATCGAAGATAACAAGACGATTCGCGTAGTTTCAATTCATAATGAGTTGGAACAATTTGGACTAAACACGAGCAAGGTAAAGCTGGTAAATAGTATATCATTAAAAAACGAGGAGGATTTGAAGAAGTGTATAGAATCAATGGCATCTATGAATACGCCATATGATAATGTCGGGGTTGTTATCAAGAACAATCTGGGTGAAAGATACAAGTTTAGAAACCCAACTTACGAGCACGTGCGTCAGTTAAGAGGAAACCAGCCAAAGTTACAATATCAATACATTAACTTGAGACAAACAGGAAAGGTCGCCGAGTATCTACAATATTATAAGGAACATAAGAAGCCATTCAATGATTTTAGGAACATAATTCATGCTTATACGAACGAACTATTTAGTAATTATATTCGTTGCTACATTAAGAAGGAGAAGAAATTGAAAGAATTTCCAGAAAAGTATAGAGTCCATATGTATACACTTCATCACGAGATTTATTTAAAGACATTAATGCCAGAAAAGAAATACGTGAATAAGGAAGTGGTTGTTCATTATTTCAATGGGTTACATCCGGCTAAGCAAATGTTTGTTATGAATTATGATATGAGAAAGAATCACAAGGATGGTGAAAAGAACATTATAACAGATACAATTACGCCGATAAATACAAGTGATAGCACAGATGTTGCCCCATAGATATAATTGTATCTGAATTCGTTTGTCCCACATAAAAATAGCAAACATTCATCATAGAAAACAAAAAATAAATTATTATTAGTTTATTTTTTGTATATTGATTACTACTATCATTAGCATTACTTACGAGTTCGCTTAGCTTTGTACGTCTTTTTCGTTTTTTTAGTCTTTTTCGTTTTTTTCGTTTTTCTAGACTTGCTCTTTTTTTTCATTTTTCTTGTTTTGCGTTTTTTACCCCCCATCGTACCGGGTTTTTCATCTATACTGGTTTCTCCTAACCAGATAGGGTTATCATTTAACACAACTTTTTCTCCAGTCCATTTCTCTCTAAATTCATTTGGATAAACATATTTTGTGTTATGTTTGGAGGAAGTATGTATTGTATATTTTGGGTCATTTTCTAATATCCATCCTAATTTATTAGCATCATCAACGGAAATAGAACGCAACGCATTTTTTTCCAATGCTTTTCGTATATCATTTCTTTTGTTGGAAAGCTCATTTCGTTCTTTATTTTTTCGCTTAAATTCTTCGTGTGCTATTTTATACGTTTCGTCATTTCTATGAAAATCACCTAAATCATTATGATATTTTTGTATTTGAGATAGTATTGTTTTATCATCCGAACCATCACCCTTTCGTTTTTTGATTCGAATATTCAAGTCTCCATTTTCTCGAAACCATTTTTTTTGCCACTCGTGGTCCAACCTGTCTAATTCATATGTTGATAATTCAGTGTTAGTAGGCATCTCATAGATTTCTACAAATTGTATTTTCTCTTTTTTCGGAACATAATCATCCGGCACTCTTGTGTCTTCAAATAATCTAGAATCGTATGGCATTCTACCGCGCTCAGTTACCATATATTTATTAGTATCTGCTCTATACTTTGCTTCTGAACTCATAATTATATATATTATCAAAATAAAAAGATTTTTTTATTATTTTTTTTTATTTTTATTTCTAATGACACATTAGTCCTTGAACTTATTTTGAATATTTGTAAATGTCGTAATAACATCTTCGGCCGCAAATGTTAAATACTGAGAAACAGCAGTTGTATCAGACGATGATTCAAATGCCATACGGATGACACCATTTGGAATGTGTGGGTGGGGAACACGAAATCCAACAAAAGACAGTGACTTGTTACCAGAATAATATTTTTCGTATAGGAAATAGGTTAAAGCATTACCCAATGTATAGTCTTCATTTTTAAGAGTAATTGTATATTCGTTTGAAATGGTAGTATTTTCACTGATTTCAATTGGAATATCACTTTTTTTAACCATCGACATAAACTGTTTACACTTTTGAATCATAATATCACATGATTTGTGAACAATAGATGTGTTTGAAAATACGCCTACGCTTTCAATAACGAAATCAAAACTATTTGGCACAGTAATACGTTTTGCGTCTAACAAAAACCAATTCTTCTT